ATTGGGGTTTACAGCCATTACGCTAGTAAGTTCCTTCAAACAGTGGGGAAGTATCCACAGCACCTTACATCATCTGATTTTCAGGGCTACCTAAATGGGTTTAATTTTACTTCCATTTCACAACAAAATCAGATTATTAACGCGATCAGGTTCCTTTATGAAAAGGTGCTCAATCGGAAATATGATAAGGTGGATTTTACCCGCCCAAGGCGTGAAAAAAGGTTACCGCAAGTGATCGATTCTGCTTTTCTGGTTGAACGAATTAATGCTATACCCAATTTAAAGCACAAATCCATTCTAATGTTGGCGTTCTCGGTTGGGCTTCGGGTTAGTGAGGTTATAAACCTTAAGATAGAGGACATCGACTCTGAAAGAATGCTAATAACCATTAAGCAGGGGAAAGGAAGAAAGGATAGGATTGTGCCCCTCTCGCCAAACCTACTCACCACCTTAAGGGAGTACTACAAGGCCTACAAGCCCAAAGGTTTTCTTTTTAACGGACAGTTTTCAGATCGTTACTCTGCCACCAGTTGCAACCAGATAGTAAAAAAATACCTTGGAGACAAGTACCATTTTCACAGCCTTAGGCACTCATGTTTCACTTCGCTATTGGAATCTGGAACCGATTTGAGGATTATTCAAAAGATTGCTGGACACGCCAGCAGTCGTACAACAGAGGTTTATACACACGTTAGCAATAGAATATTGGGCAGGGTGCCACTTCCGATGTAACCAAACCTAAACAGCAAATAATCGTATAACTAAACACATAATTTAAGATAATGGAAACTATAAACTACAAGAACCTTAAAGGTGAAGACCTGTTTACCTATTTCACAACCGATCATCCTGATAAGGAGTACTCTGGGGTAGTTGCCTTGCTTCCCTATGCGGTGGAAGATTGGCAAGAGGCCCTTAGTCTACTTGAAAGGGTGGTTAAACAGGGAAAACGATTTGTTGCCATTTATCCTGAATTAGATTCTGTTGATGTGTCTAGTCTGGAAAAGGTAGGACAAATACCCGATGGTTTTTTGTTTATTGAGTAGAGTCGTTATTTTAAGGTCCTAATGAATTCTATCATTTCTTCGTAAATGCTGGGCATGTATTTTTTGAAAACTACGTTACCCAAGAAAGCGTTTTCAAAAGCATGTGCCAAATATTCTGCCTCCTTCATTCCAACGGTTTTGAAATACCTAGTTGTGTGCCCATCGCCATAACTAACTACCAATGATTTAATCGTGTCTCTTGTCGAACCTATTTGCTCTAGTACATCCCATTTGGTTATCCCCATTTTAGTGAACGTTTCTGCCTTCATGTGGTAAATTTTTGAGGACAAATCCTTTAGCTTATGATCGATGTATGCAACCCGAGACATCTTTGTTGTCAGTTTTGCGTTAACGTATTTACTCGTAGCATAATCGTACTGCCTATTCCATACAGTGAAGGTATCCTTTTGTCTTAACCAGGTGATTTGCTTTGCTCTTAAATTGGCGAGATCAGGGGAGAGTTTTAACCCTCGTTGCCAATCAATAGCGTGTCCGTATTCGTGATAAACGACAGCCTTTTTGTGCCAAGCAGAGTTTTCGTTTCGTTTCGAATTACTCAAATGCACTCTACCCACACTAAAGTATGCACCTTCCCCTTTTGGGGATATGGTTAATCTTATCGGTTTATTTGGATCAAGAAGGTTGAAAAATTTCTTGTCAAATGAATAGTTTTCTCCTAACAGGTATTCGCTTTTGGGCGTAAATTGGTTTGGCATCATTGCCGAGACTTGAATATCCTCTTTTGGTTGATTGCTGCTGACCGAAACGGGCGGGGCGATTTTCATTGGTTTTACAAAACCACCCACAAGTACACCCCCTTTGAAATTATCGCGCACAAAGTAGGGCTGCGATTTCCACCCCTGCGAGCGTTCTGCATTGCTCAATACCCAATCATTAAAACCTCTGGGCATTTCGGTAACCGTATTGCGAGAGGTGAACTTCTTATACTCCTCCCCACGAACAGCAGCCCTTAACTCGTTCAACTCGTCAGTATTGTACTCGTCGGCATCCATCAGGATCGGAACGGCATAGCACATGCATTGCGGGTGCCAGCCTTTAAAAATAAACGTTTTTGGATACCTGCCTTTTAGCTGGTCGCATATCTCCACCTTACCGGGGTTGCTTTTCTCCCATTCCACAAGGAAGGACTCATGCTTGTTCGAAACTTTCACCTCGAATCCCACCACAAAGTCCAACTTCTGCCAACGAAGGTGATCGGCCTCCCGGTAGGCCATATTAATTTCGGAGCGGGTTAACCTCATCGCATTCTTATAGCTGCTACGATACTTCCCTTGCCCAGGGTTGAAGGCCTTGGCGTTTTTCGAAAGCACAAGATTACCGTGTTTATCCCTAACCCTCCTGAATAGTTTATCTGGATCGACCAAGTACCCCCTCAACTCCTTCGATAAAACCTGTGCTGATTTACCCTCACCAAGCCCAATATCTAAACCCAGTTCCATTTGAGTTTTGAACTGATCGGCATACCGCCATATCCTTTTCGACAGATCAAGACCATCGACCTTACGCTTTTGGAAAGCATCAAGGGCATCAAGGTTTCTGTCCTGATACTTCTGTAGTAGTTTTTTTGATATTTTGGATGTGTTCAGGATGTGGTTCAGAAACTCGTCATTCTTCTTACAGGCATAGAGCCATTCTCGTTTGCTGCCATTGATCACAACAGCCTGCATTCGTGTGGCTAGGTTGTTAACTATTTGTTGTGCCTTGGCGTTGGCGCTGGGGTAGTCGGAAAGGCTAAACGGATTATTTGGGTCAATAGTAATTCTATCACCAAGCATGGCAAAGTCATTAATTGCCTGCTGATATATGGCATCAATGGCCGTTAAGTACTCCTGTGTCTGCCTGTAGTGAGCAGCATCGAAGCCTTGAATAGAAAAACCCGTTTTAAAGCTCTTTTTAGCCATTATTTTCTCTCCGTATAGTAACTACACTCCTTTAGCCACGATCCAACTTTAACGCCCTTGGGATTGCGAACTGGGTGGCTGCAATCGGTAAGATGATTGCTTGAAATTCCACTTCCTGAAATACACTTGAGGCAATCGACCAGCTCTACATTATCTTTTTTAACTCTTCTCTTGGCCATTACTCGTAAATTTTATGCTCTGATAATTCGTGCTCATTATACCATCGCTCTTCTATATCTAGTCCGAACGTTACCAAGTATTCCCACTTTCCTGTGAGTAGATCAAAACGAGCATTAATAACCACCCCTTTAGGACTCTCGGGGGTAATGTGGAAAACCGTGTTGTTTATATTGTACCGTCTTTCCTTCATGCCGGTGTAGGTTCGAATACGTTGAATGAGCTCCGATTAGATTCTTCGGTCTTGTACTGCTCATAATCCTCCTCTGGGTTGTTAGTTAACCCTGCTTTTTGGAAAGAGGCTTTTTGAGAAATAACTGGGTTCCCGCCATTCGCATCTTGCCATATCTTTATCTCGGCAGCTTCATCCACAATCATGTAAGGGATGATCTCTGGCTCAATAAACAGATCCTCTGCTGCGCTTGCCAGTTTGTTGTTAAATTTGCCTATGTATGCCTTCACTATGTTGATGCGACGCTGTAGGTACTCGTCTAAAACCTCCTGATGATCGGTAACCTTTAGGTGTGCGTCGAGGAACAACAGCTTTAGGGCAATTCCAGAGATAGCACCTATCCCTTTTACAGATTCGAAGCTGATATCAGGAGTTTGCGTGATCGTGTAAATCATTCGTAGCAGGGTGTCAATTTCCAGCTTAACAGCCTCTGGGGCTTGCGCCCAGCTCAAGTAGTTGGCTTCCGATCCCTCTTCACCCTCAATAATAGCCCCGCTTTCACCCTTCTTTGAAAACCCCTTTATTTCACCACGTATGAATATTTTGGGAGCAGCGTGGTAATCGTTGGTGTCGGCAAAGTTCGATAACAGTTTCTCCAGCCTATCGATCAACACTTGCACATCATCCCACTCTACCTGTGGTTGATAACCATATACAACTGGAATTTTACCAATTTCAATCTTTTTGGGATACCCTTCAACAAGTTTATACCCTGTTGACTCTTGTACCCATAGGTATTGAAAATCGGATGTATAGGTTTCAAAATATCTTTTCTCAACTCCGTTAACCGTTACCACAAATTCTCTTGAAAAGGCTATCATATCACCATTATCGTCGAAGTAAGGGTAGAGGTTATCACCAAATAACGGAGAAAATATTGCGCAGCGTAATTTGTGCTTACTATTAAAGCCATAGGTTTTGTTCGACTTTTCAACAGGATACCATACTTCGGCCACCTCTTGGCAACTAAACAGATTACGGGCCACCTTACGGTTGAGCGATTTGCTCTTGCAGTCGTACATGACCCTCTTTATTGCCTTAACAACAGCCTTCTGTAACTCTCCCTCTGCATCTGCATTCAGCTCAACTGGGTTGCCAAAGGTGAATGCAACAGCCCTCTTCACTATAAGCTTTTGAAGTGCCAATGCCACCCTTTCTACTGCCTGCATTCGATACCCAGTTGCCTCCGTTCCATCCATAACACTCACCGTGTTCTCTGATGGTTGAAAGTCGGGGTCGTCTGGATCAATCTTTACCTTTTTGTCTGGCCTCTTGATTTTATCGAATACATCGTGCTGTAAAGGGTCGAGTTGTTTGGTGGTTTTGGCACTGTCGGGAGCACCGTAAATCCTGCCCTTTTTCAACTTTTCTACAACAATGTTAGGGGTTGGCAATTCCTCGCCTTTCCCTGCTATAATTTCGTCAATCTCACTCATAACCTATATGTTTAGTAATTAAAAAACTCCTGTTAAATCCTTTGCCCCCGATTTACCTTTGCCTCTCCACTCAACTGTTCCTGTGATACAGTCGGGCGCATCATCGTGTGAATTCTTTCCCACTTTCATATAACTTGTAATTGCTGTGAAGAAAGCGGGCCACATTTTATCCCAACCCCTTGGGAAATAGACAAGATTCTGTGCATCGGCAGACTTACTAAATATCCTTACCACCTTATTGTCCTTCTGGTGGAACCACTTGAATCGGGTCTTATTATTTTTAAGCACTCTGGTCTGCTTCTCAACATTTCTTGCAAACCCTCGCCCTCCATTATTGCTCTCGATGATGGCCACCTGCGTTTGATTCTTGGTAAGCATTTCTGCCGTTTTTGGCTCGGTGTACTCCATCGGTTTTTGTGTGTAGAGGATATCGGTCACATAGTTAGCATCCTCAGTCTCCACATAGCAAATCGAGCAAAGGAAATCCTCCCCAGTATCTGCTGTATCTGTATAATTCTTCCTAACTGCCTTGGCGCTAAACGGAATAATATCGTACTCTCGGAACCCCTGCTCATACATCAAACCTTGCAATGGTTTAGGGTCTTGCTGGTATAAACTTTCGAATACATGGCTATTCCTTACCCTCACTGCATCCAACTTCTCAAGGTTGTGTCGCTCTGGCCACAAAGGCTCGCCCTCTTCCCTTGGATCGTACTCATTCGGCTTACCCACCTTTATGGCTTGGTAAATAATAACCACCCAACCGTTAGGGTTTGTAACTGGGTCGTAAATTCCCTGCTGCTCAAGCAATCGGCCTGCAAGGTCATTCTGATGCCAACGGGTAAATACTATCAATTGCTGGCTATCGTTGTGAAGCCTTGTTTCTGCAACAGTGTCATACCAGTCCTCAACCGATTCTCTCACCGTTGGCGACCATGCTGTTTTGGCATCCTTGTAGATATCATCCATAATCAGCATATCAACGGGTTCGCCCGTCAATGGACCTCCAACACCTACAGTCTTAAACCCTCCTCTATATCCAACAATCTCGCACTCATCGGCATTTCTTAACCACGATCCCGCAACCGTTGTTACATTGGAAGAGTTAAGCTTTGTGTTGGGAAATATTTCGGCATATTCAGGGGTATCAATTATCCTTTGAATCTCCCTGTTGAACTTTCGGGCCTTTGGGGCAGAGTAAGACACCACTGCAACCTTCTTATCAGGATTTTTCCCTAACACAAAAGAAGGAAGCCTTCTGGTAGAACCCTCTGACTTTCCGTGCTGGGGTGGCATGAACACCATCAGCTTTTTGATCTCCCCTTCTGCAAACTTGTTAAGAACGTTGTAATACCTTGTGTGAAACGGTGCTGGAACAAATGAGGGCATAGTAGCCCTTGTGTAAGTGAGCAGGCTGTTTCTGCTTTCTCTAATTAATCGCTCATGAAGAGCTTCTATGTAGGCAACCTTCTCACTCTTGTTCATTTTTGCCCAACTTTCGCTCAAGTTCACCTATGCGCTTATCCAACTCCTCATCGGTTAAGGCAGAGAATAGGTCCTTACCATCTTTCCCTGTCAACTCCCCGTTATACTTATTCTTCCAATTCTCGGGTTCGGCATTGGTTAGGGTGAAGATTATGGCTGCAGTGTCTGGCTGGAAGTGCTTATCAACGATCTTCTGCTCCTTAATCTTTGGCTTCCTTTCCTCATTCTTCCCCGCCTCGACGTATGTTGTGTGCTTCTCCTGAATTGTATAACCAGTAAGTTTTTTCATTAATGATCTTTTTGCCTCCTTGGCAAAGAGTTTCATCCTATCATCTATCGCCTGATCAATAACTTCAGCAAATTCGGGCTTGTTTTTTAGCCAATCGTAGTAGGTTTTGGGGTTAATGCCAACCTGTTGGCACACCTCACTTATTGTGTAATTGTCTGAACTTAACAGGTCGGTGATTGCATTAACTACTTTTTTGCTGTATCTCATAACGCTACTCCTTTTAGGCTCAATATCTTACATTTATTACCCTGATTCTTGTAATAATTTATTATTCAGGTTATTGCTTCATCTCGCACTTAAACCCTCTATCCATCAACTCACCATGTAGGGCCAATAATTGCCCCGGTTCGTCACAATGAATGACCAAACTTGAGGTTGACCCCATGCTTGACTCGGGGTTGGATTTAGCATCTTGATCCTCTTCGGGAATAAATATTCCCCATTCCTCTGGGTCAACATCCCAATCCTCCTGTATCTTGGCAATGGCTGTTGGCTCCCACTGGAGATTTGCCTTTGAGGTTGCATTGTCGGCCAGTGCCAACTCTCTGCCCTGTTTTGAGTCTATATCAATGTCTGTTCTTTTTACAGCCACCAATTGGGTTCCGTCGGTTTCAATAATAATAACATTCTTCAAGCCTATGGCCACAGCCGTCTCCGTTGACTTGTTTCCTGCTATTATTCGATTGTTTTTGTCGAGCAGTATTGACCGACCAGCCCCAAGTTCTCTGAATGATTTCTCAATAAGGTGCGTGCCGTACTCCGTGCCCTTGTTGGCGTTCAGGTTATCGGGTAGTAAATTGTCTATGCTTTCGTTTGTGATGCGGGGTTTCATGCTTTTGCTTTTGTTGTTAATTACCAAATATATAAAAAGACGTATCACCGTGATACGTCTTTAGGCAAAAAGATATAAAGTATTTATACTACATCAATCTCGCCAACCTTTTCACCTCATCTTTAGCCTGAAAATACTCCTCTGGTTGGTAATTCCTGATCACTTGGGTATCTTTCAACAGAGTAATGCGCGTCAGCCTGTTTTTTAAAGCGTTCATAAACTGATCGTGTGCGTGAAAGGAGAGGGGGTGGTAAGGAAATTTTAACCCGTTGTCAATCTCAAAGGTGAGTATAAAGTTGTCTCCCATGGTTTTATTTGCCCTTGCTCTCCCTTTGAGGTAAACAACCCAGCCCTGAAGAAATATTAACATGAAAGTGGTTATAATGGCAATAGCTAGCCATAATTCCTTGCTTGAGAGCAAATTTAAAAGTAATGGTTTCATAACTGAATCATTTTAGTTAAACATGTTGAAGTACTTGTCTACACAGTTTTCGGGTAATGAAAAAGAATCCCTTGCAACACCTGCCTGATTAAGCAGTGTATCCTTAAAGTAAATATTGGTGGCGGGAATGATCTCGAGTACCTCCTCCATAAAGGCACGAATTAGCTCAAAGTGATGCTTTTCACCCGACTTTAAGCCAATTTTAAACAGGTTACAGTATGGCGCAGCCTGTTCGATCATCGATAGGCTGTCGGCAAAGTTGATAATGGGTTCGATGCTGGCGAAGTTTTTGAACCCTGCTTCGTGTAGCTTCCGCATGGCCTCTATGCGCTCTGCGTTGGTTGATGCTCCTTTTTCAAGTTCGTCGTGGCC